CCACTGGTGATCTCCTGGAACTTCTTGTCTTCCTTCTTCTGGAGGTCGTGCTGGGCTGCCATGATGGCGAAGGTGCCGAGCCAGTTGCTGGCACCCTCGCAGACATCACTGACGAGATTGAGCCCCATACTCACGAAGGACCACTTGGTGTATCGCTGGGGTCGGATCTGGATCACAAGGAACTCGTTCTCGTCCATGGCCTATCCCTTACTTTGCGTAGGTCCCGCCGCCACCAGTCATCGGGGTGTTGACGACGATGCTCTCAGTCGGGGCCTGCCCGTCCGGAGACGGGGCGTAGCCACGAGCGGAGCCACCGTGGGAACTGTCGGACTCGATGGGCTGCGCAATCGGCGGAGCCAGCATCTTGCCCTTGAGGGATTCGAAGTCACCCGTCTTCGGGTGCTGGGGGAACATGCCGTCGCCGCCACTGGCAGAAACGGCCTCAGACTCAAATGCCATCGGTCTTGGCCCTTCGGGTAGTGGCTGGCTTCTTTGGCTCAGCCTTCGGATGCGGCTCGCCGCAGCGGCCGCACCGCAGGTCTCCTTCGAGATCCTGCGGATACTGCATGAGATTGTGGAAACAGGTCCGGCACTGGCCTTCGGCCAGAACAGGAGTGAACGAGACGGACACTTATCCTCCGATCGGCTGACGCCGCTGGATAGTAGCGCCCATGCGTGCATTGTTTCCGGACAGGCCGGCCAGCAGTTCCATGAGACCAGGACGGCCACCAGGGGCCATACCCTGCTGTCCCGCTGCTACGCCAGGCGGTAGACCCTGAATGCCGCCAGGGCCCTGCGGTCCACCTGCACCGCCTCCAGGCCCAGGGGGGCCTTGCGGCATTCCCTGTTGCTCCGGTGCAGTCTTAGGAGTGAATGCTTCCAGAACCGCTTCATGCAGCGGCGTGCCCTTCTCCCGCTTGGAGATGATGGCAGCCACTTCCGTGAGGAGCTGCGTCACATCGCCGCCTTGAGCGGCGATGGCCCCGAGCTGCTGAACGTACGCCATGACGCCCTGCTTGAGGGCGTCGGTCATTTGCTCGTTGTCGATCTGAGTCTGCAACTGCACAATGTCAATGTCCATGGGAAGCTGTCGCTGAACGAAGTCCCTGGAGACAAGCTGATCCCCCCGCAACTGGAGCAGCGCCACGATGGCTCGGGCGGGATCCTGGCCTGCTGCGAACCCGTAGGTGACATCGACCGTGTAGACGCCCTTGATGTCCTTGCGTGGCACATAGTTCTCCTCGAAGGGAGTCCCGTTGACGATCCCTCGGATTGTCTTCTGGAGATCAGGCCACAGCTTCTCGTCCATCTCGAACGCCATCTCGATGGCGCACCGCAAGGCTTCGCCCACCACGGCCTGACCGGTGGTCACGACCGTGTTGAAGGAACCCATCAGGGCCTGCACGCCCTTACCAGTGATGATGCTGGCATCGATGGAACCACCACGCGCTTCGTTATAGCGCGTGGACTTCATCAGTTCCTGTTCGAGACTAGCGCCCTCCTGCATGGCGTACTGCGGATAGTCCGGAGCGATGTACCGGATCTTGTCCGGGTTGTCAGTGCGGACAACCGAGTCGTCACCGATGGTCAGCTTCTGCACGTCCCGGGGGAGGGCCAGGGTCGCACGCACCGACTTGTGCACGCCCTCCAGTGCCAGCAGGGCCATCTGGCCCTTGGCGAGCTGAGGATAGATCGCGTCATCGAACATGCCGCGAATCTCTTTGTCATAGCAGGGCTGCTTGGCAATGGAGATCATCAGCTTGCCGAACGGGTTGGGCATCCGCATGACTACGGTGTCGCCAGCCTGCGGGATGTACATGACGTACTGATCCTTGTCGCAGTACTTCACGACTTCGATCTCCCGGTGCTGCCAGGAGTCGTCCTGCCCACTGCTGGTGTTGTTGCCCTGGAGGAGACGCTTGAGCTGAGGGAACTTAGCCACCAGGTGAATGGCTTCCTCATGCCAGCTCTTGGTGAACGAGATCAGCCGGCCGAACAGGTCCCACTCGGGATAGGTGCCGATCGGGTTCTCCACCCGGATGACCGGCTGGCTCTTCTCGAAGTCCGGCTCAACGCAGTAGATGCCCATGCCATAGGTGATGTAGTGGTCACAGAACTCGACCTGATTCCCGGCCGGGAGCCGGGAATCAATCACCCAGTAGTGAGCGATCTTCGTGCGCTTGGCGCTGAACTTCTTGGCCGCCTGGGAGGTGATCACACCGGAGGTGCAGTTGATGGACGGCATCGCACCCATCAGTTCCGAATAGTCCTTGGCCACCGTGTTGATGAGATTCGCAACGATGGGCTTCGGGAACTTGTCCGGGAGCAGGCTGGGCATGATGGTGTCAACATCGTTGCTGCGGATGTCCCTGACATCCTTCTGCCTCTGGTCCCTCGCCCTAGCCGCGTCACGGATTCTCTGGACTTTTGCGGTGATCTGAGAGACGTCAAGCATCAGCTACCTCACGCGGTGGGGGACACGCCAGCCGGGGCGGGCTTCGGGGTAGCGTTCAGGGCCTTGGCCGCAGCGTGAATGCTCTGGACCAGAGCGACCTGGTTGGCATCCATGCCCGGCGTGGTAGTGCCTTCGAGCGCGTGGTTCAGCCACCACATGTCAGCGAACGCCAGCCCGTCTCGAACGGGCTGGGACTGCATGACGCGGCCGATGCCGTCAAGCACGCCGTTGATGATGTCAGTCTTATCCTGGGGGGTCACAATTTCCTCCGGTCGGGGGTACTGACCGAAGTCGGGGACCTCGGCATAGTCAACGTCGGCACCGCCTGAAAGGACGGTGCCGCCTGTCTGCTTGATGGTTGCGAGCGGGGACCACTGGCCATTGCTCCAGGCGGTGGTCTGCCAGCCGTATGCCCAGCCGTCCTTGCGGGCACCGTCAACGACCTGGAAGCCGCCATAGGGGCCGGACTGGCTCTTGGGGATAACCGAGGCCCAGCCATTGGCGTACGGCCTCACCGAGTTGTAATCGGTATCGGTGTCAACGGCCCAGTGGATCGGAGCGTCAGTCGGGAGGCCCACGGAGGCCCGCTCGGCCACAGCGGCCTGAGCATCCAGCATGCCAGCGTTGTAGCCGTCCAGGGCGCGGTTGGCAGTCGTCTCGAAGACGGTGACAATGCCGAGGCCGTCGGCCAGGTACTGCTGGACTTCGCCGGCCGTCAGATCCTTGGTGGGATCGTGACTGAAGTACCGGGCCACCCAGGTAGCACCAGTCGCCTTGATGTCAGCGACAGTGGGCCTGTCCCATGCGATGTCAATTCCAAGCAGGCTCATTCGATCTCCAACTTCCCTGCGATCTTCGTAATGAGATCGAGTGCCTTGGTGTCCAGTGCGAGGTCTTCAGCGCTGTCGTCCCGGGCATCCTCCAGGGACTCCCGGTCCTTGGCAGCCTGGCGATTGGAAGCCAGCAGGAGAATGGGCGCTGTGAAGGTGGCCATGGTGGACATGAACAGGTTGAGGTAGAAGAAGGGCTGCGCATCAAAGCGCAGCCACCCCGGGGCGAGGATGTTCCAGGCGAACCAGCCAGTCAGGAATGCCGCCAGGCCGATGACGAATGGCCAGGAGCCCATGACGCGGTTCATGGCGTCGGCAACGCGGTCACCCAGTCTCATCGCCATCCTTGTCTCCCAGGTAGATGTGCCAGCCCCATACACGCCTTGTAGGGCGTGTGCTGTGCTTCTTGTTGGAGTTGGTCACATGAATGGCGCAGAGAGCCGCTGCTGCCAGGTTGGGCCAGACTGGTACCCAGAAGTCCACGAAGAGATACTGGTGGAGGAAGCTCACCATTCGTAGCTCCCGTACTGGGCCTGGCTGGCATAGTCGAGATCCAGCGTCACGGTCTTCTCCGCATCCCTCTGGGAGCGGAACTGGTTGGGAATGGTGAAGGTGTTGTCGATCTCGTCCGTGATCTCGCGGGCTCGGATCTCAGCGAACCACAGCGCCATGACCAAGTCGGTCTTCGCCTTGGTCTCCGGGAACCATGTAGTCAACTGCTCAACGAGGGCCTTGGCTCCTTCGGAGTTTGAGCGAGAGGGCAGCCTAATGAGGTTCTTGTTACTCTCGTGGCCATCGAAGAGCATGCTCATGGAGGCGACGCCGAAGTCAGCGTCCCACTTGTTCTTCCCGGTGAAGTGCTCCTTGAGGATGCACCCACGGTTTGCCAGGAAGGTCCGGATGTCACGGTTCTGGGTGACCATCAGGTTCATGGCGTTCTTCTCGATACGCCATTCCTGAATGCGGTACTTGAGCGTGAGTTCCTTGATCTTGTCGAAAATGTCATCCGGCTTGCAGTGGCCCTTGGTCCAGGCTTCGAGGACCCATCGAACGCCCGTATGGCGTTCGATGCCCATCACCACGGCGGCGGAGTTACCGGTCATCGCAGGGTCAAAGCCACCTACGATGAACAGCCCTTCCATGCCGTGGGACCTGTGGCCAGGAGCTCCTGCCACCAGGGGTCCCGGACGACGCATGCCGTCAATACAGCCGACAACCTTTTCAACAGGGAAGATCGCATCATCCACCACCTGCTGCTGCTGGTAGACCATCGCCCAGTTCCTGGGTGACATCTTCGACCTTTTGCGAGACAGGGCAGGGCCATCCCACATAGGGAAGAGTCCAGCATCGTCTGCGCTGACAAGCTTCCGGGCCGCAAGGGAAACGGGCGGGCGGTTGGTCTTCGGCCACAGTGTCACCCAGTCTTCAGGCTTGTCGGCCGTCTCCAGGACGGCCGGCTGGGTCAGGTAAGTCCACGGGGACTCTTCGTCATCCGCATAGTACTCAGGCTTCTGGATCTCAGAATAGAGATCCACCGGCTGAAGGCGCGTTCCGACAAGGAGCAGCTTCCCGCCGGGGACTGCCAGACGAGACATGATCTCGTTCTGGATCCAGTCGATCTGCTTTTCGTACTCGTGGGCGTTGCCCATGTCCACGCAGTCATCCATGATGATGAGGTCTGCACGGCTTCCGTAAATCTGACCGCGTATACCGAGTGCTCGTACCGTTGGCGAAGGCTCCCCCGAGTCACGCTGTCCAGAGGACACATAGATCTCATTCGCCTTCCACGCGGCGCTGCCGGCATTGAAGCCACCCTCTGGGGCGAAATCCCTCTGGAGCTTGGCATAGGCCGGGTTGTCACTCGTCAGGCGGTCCTTGACCGCCCGGAGGAATCGGATCGCCATGTCACCGGTCTTGGACACGATGATGATGCGGACGTTGGGGTCCTGGCAGATCCGGTACGTCACGTAGTTGACCGTGATGGTGGTGGACTTCGCATGCTCAGGCGGAGTGTTGACGATGAGCACTTCAGGCTCACCGCGCCGGTATGTCTGAGCGGGATGCAGGTTCCTGGGATCCCTGCCCTCCAGCAGATCCAGCCACTGGAGATGGTGGTTGAACAGCTGGGTATCCAGGTAGTTCTTGCAGAAGTCCTCGAAGCTGATCTCACGGTTGACGATCGTCATATCGTCAGGCCGGATCTTCATCGCCCGGAACTTATCGACCTCGCCCTTGAAGGCGAGGTCGGTACGCCTGTAGTACTCGTAAGCCTTACGGCCAATGTCGTGGTCCTCCAGTGCCTTCTGCACTGAGTAGCCACGCTTGATGTACTCCAGGATGATGTGCTTGTTGTAGGTGCTGCGCTGTTCGGTGCCCTTGATGCCGTCAGAGATCCTGGCAGCCGACTTAGCCGTGTTGGCCTTGAAGTCCTTCTGCGATGCCTGATCGCCGGCTAGGACGAGACGCTTCGGCAAGTCGATCACTCCCTTCACTCTGAACGTAGCTGAAAGGCTGATCATCACTTTCACGACTGACCGAGCAACCGAGCGAACGAAGTGAGCGAGGTTGCGAGGGGACCGAGCTCCTAATGAGTCCCCCCTGTTCCGATCGCCCCCAAGGGCGATCGGGGACTACACGCTTCGCTGCTTCGCAGCTTCGCTGATCCGGGTGGAGGATTCCCGTGAGGGAGGGAGTGGGAGAGATGAGATGGAGGGATCCCCCTGAAGGGGATCCCGTCTATGTCATGGGTACTACTAAGGGTCTCCTAACCTCTTCACTTCTGGGTGAAGAGACAACTGTCCCCGCCTTTGATATTCCGTAGGACAGACTCATCAGAAGCTTCTAACACCACTAGTAGTATCTACATCTACGCTCACCCCCTTGAGGGGGGTGAGCTGTAGTTCAAAGCAGTCTTTAGTCCTCACTACTAACAAAGTTGCTTCTTTCAACCCCACTTTCAAAGAAGTCGAGAAACACGGCGTGTCTTTGCCTAACTGTTACAAAACTTCACTGTGGGTGATCCTAGAGGGGGAGTCTGGTATACGGAGCGTAGCCAAGACAGGATGGGTGTTACCACAGAAAAAGAGTGGGAGACACGACACGACACGATCGTCCAGTTAAAAAACCCCCCGGTTGGCCATGGACATGCCGGCGTTGTCAAGAGTCATGATGTGACGATTGTGTGTCGATGATGTCACGAGACTGTCACGATGTGATGCATATGCTTGACATCGCATGCCATGTGTGCTGGCTGTTCACATGTTCACAATCAACAGTATGTAGAAGACGATCGATCACTCGCATATGTCGCGATACTGCCAGTGATCACTGGCATATGCGCAGATGTGAACGAGTTTGTGCGCTTGTGAACGAGACTGTCAGATGGCAATGGTTTTCATCTATGACATCCGTCATGACGCCCCCCACGCACGCGTAGGTACCCGCACACGCACGTACATGACTCCGTCCCCGGCGGAACACCAGCCATTGATCATGTAAGCGGCTCTCCTGATGGTCGAGCCTTACTTGCCAGCATCCTCACAGGTCAGACTGCTTAACCAACTCGTTACCATCAGGGGCTTGCACCGCACTGTCACTCTCTGCCAGAGTTCTCGGTGTCGGGCCAAGACGGACGACAGGCAAGCTAAGGGCACGCAAGGCAAGCGACCCCCGGACTCACGGAGTCAGGTGCAGGAGGCGCGGCAGGTAGCGTGACGG